GAGATTTTGAAGTTCAACTCCTAGAATTTCCTACAAAAGGCACACACGATGATATGGTGGATGCCTTAGCATATATAGACCAAGTAAGTGTGGCAGATTTTATGCACACTATTGAGTTAGAAGATGAGTGGGAACCATATGACGAAGTTGCGGGGTATTAATGGCAGAATACAATTCAGAAAGTAATTATCAAGCTCTAGTATCTTGGTTGATGCCTAGATTAGATGATTGGAAGGACCATAGAGATAATAACTATCTCAGTCAATGGGACGAATATTATCGTCTATGGCGTGGTCAATGGACTATAGAGGACCAAATCAGAGCAGGAGAGAAATCTAGAATTATTACACCTGCATTACAACAAGCGGTAGAAGCTAGTGTAGCAGAACTTGAAGAGGCAACTTTCGGTAGAGGTAAGTGGTTCGACATACAAGATGATATGTTGGATAAAGACAAGAGAGATGTCGAATTCCTAAGAAATTTATTACAGGAAGACTTAGAAGAGGCAGGAGTAAAAGATGCTATCTGTGAGACTTTCCTAAATAGTGCTATATATGGTACAGGAATAGCTAAAATTATCATCGAAGAGAAGATTGTAACTAGTCCTATCGAAGTTCCTGTAGAAGGAACCTTAACTACTAAGAGAGAGATAGCAGAAGAAATTAAGGTAGAAGTAAGAATAGAAGCTATTTCACCTAAAGAATTCATCATCGACCCAGCAGCTAATACAATTAATGAGGCACTAGGAGTCGCACACGAGGTATATAAACCTAGATATGTCTTAAATGATGGTATTGCCTCAGGTGTCTATAGAAATGTAGTTATAGAAGGAAATACTAATCGCATAGATATGGGATATGACCCAGAATATGTAGATGTAGATGCTTCCGATGAAATTAAACTTACTGAATATTGGGGTAAAGTACCTAAAACTTTCCTCAACGCTAAAAAAGATGATGATGACTTCGATTATAACGAAGATGAGTTAGTTGAGGCAGTAGTTACTATCGCAAATGATATGTATGTGCTCCGTGCTGAGGAGAATCCGTTTATGATGGTAGACAGACCATTCATAGCGTATCAGCACGATATAGTACCTAATAAATTCTGGGGTCGTGGTGTCTGTGAAAAAGGATATAATCCACAGAAAGCATTAGATGCTGAGATGAGAGCTAGAATTGACTCCCTCGCACTAACTACTACACCTATGGTAGCTGCAGATGCTACTAGATTACCTAGAGGAATTAAATTAGAAGTTAGACCTGGTAAAACAGTGCTTACTAATGGTGACCCTAGAAATGCAATTATGCCTCTAAATTTAGGTTCTACTGACCCTAATACAATGAATCAGATTAATTTACTACAATCTATGATTCAGATGGGTACTGGAGCTGCAGATGTATCTAATGTACCAGACAGAGCAACTTCTGCTGGTATGTCTATGATGCAGTCAGCTTCTATTAAGAGACAGAAACGCACATTAATGAATTTTCAGAACACTTTCTTAATCCCAATGATTAATAAGGCGTTATGGAGAAAGATACAATTCGATGTGGATAGATATCCAGTAGTCGATTATAAGTTCGTTCCTTTCTCTACTATGGGTATTATGGCTAAAGAATTAGAGATGCAACAAATGGTCTCTATGATGCAGTCAGTTCCGAAAGACTCTCCTGCTTTCAACATCTTATTGTTAGCAATCTTCCAGAATTCTAGTATCCATAATAGGGACCAAATTGTTAATGCTCTTCTACAAGGACTACAACCTAATCCTGAAGCACAGAAGATGCAACAATTCCATCATCAATTAGAGATGGAGCAGATGAAGGCTGATATCCAGAAGACATTAGCTGAAGCACAAGAAGAACAGACTAAGGCAATGTTGAATGCAGCTGAAGCTGGTGTTAAACAACCTAGTGATATGGATATCCAAGAAAGATTAGTTAAATTACAAAAAGATTTAGCTGAGATGGATAATATTCAATCAGAAACTAATAGAAATGTTCCAGAAGTAGAACATCTAAAATCAGAGACAGCATTAAATTATGCTAACGCAAGAAGACAAAGAGTTTTACCACAATAGACTAAATTTATTTGAACAGGATGGTTGGAGAGACTTAGTTAAAGAACTAAAGAATCTCGAAGACTTAACTAATCAATTAGATAGTGTGGAAAGTGAAAAAGACCTTTGGTTCGCTAGAGGTCAGTTGTCGATTCTAAGACAGATTATTGGACTAGAAAACACAACACGACAGGCGGCAGAAGAACTAGAGTTATAACTAGCTCTGCCATTTTATAATCCATAATCCTAACGGACGGAGTACAATTATGACAAGTATAGTAGTAGACGCTGCAGAAGAGAGCAGTGCAGTTGATTCATCAATATCAGACACAACATCAGAAGATACAACATCTGAAGTGACTGAAACAGTAGAAGCTACGGCAGAAACTGAAGTTACAGAAGAATCTAAAGTACCTGATAAGTTTGCTGGTAAATCATTGGAAGATGTTATTAATAGTTATGAGAACCTAGAGAAAGAACTAGGTAGAAAATCACAGGAAATAGGTGAACTCAGAAAACTATCAGACAGTTTCTTGCAAGCACAACTCAATACTAACCAACAGCAAAATCTACAAGCAAATAACAAAAATACAGAAAAAAACAGAAGATTTTGATTTCTTTGAAGACCCCGATGGAGCGGTAAATCGAGCAATAGAAAATCACCCTAAGTTTAAAGAGTTTCAACAGTTTCAAGCACAGCAGTCACAAACAGCTGCTCGTTCTAGACTCCAAGAGGCTCATCCTGATTACGGGAGTATAGTAAAAGATGCTAAATTCCAAGATTGGGTAAAAGAAAGTCCTATTCGTATGCAAATGTTTCAAGCGGCAGATGCTTATAACTTTGATGCAGCTAACGAATTATTATCTACCTGGAAAGATAGAGCAATGATTAATAAGACGCAAGAAGTTAATGAACAAGCCGAGGCTGATAGAAAAGCAGCTCTTAAGGCAGGTGCAAGTGAATCTAGGTCTGGGGTTTCTTCTGGGGGAGGCAAGATATTTAAACGAGCTGACCTAATAAATCTAAAAATGAGAGACCCTCAAAGATATGAGTCTATGCAAGATGAAATCTTTAAGGCTTATTCTGAGGGTAGAGTTAAATAATAAAGCTATATATTCATAAGGAGTAAATAAAATGGCTAATATGACTACTACTACAGTAGCTAATTTCATCCCCGAAATTTGGTCGGACGAAGTTATCGCTACTTATAAAGCAAACCTAGTAGTTGCCAACCTTGTCAAGAATCTAAATCATCAAGGCAAGAAAGGTGACACTATTCACATCCCTAACCCTGGCAGAAATGATGCTAACGCTAAAGTTGCTGGTTCAGATGTAACTGCAATCACAGATACAGCGGCTGATATCTCAGTTGTTATCGACCAACATTATGAATGGTCAATGTACATCGAAGATATCGCTGAGTTACAAGCTCTTAATTCAATGAGACGCTTCTACACTGATGATGCTGGTTACGCTCTAGCTCGTAATGTAGACTCTGCTGTCGTTACTGCTCTAGATGGTGCTTCTGCACTAACTGGTGGTAATGCAGTTATTAGTTCAGTAACTGATTGGGATGCTTCAATCCTTCAAGCTATTGAAGTTCTTAACGATGCTGATGTTCCTGTTTCTGACAGGTCTCTAATTGTTACTCCATCTTGTATGACTGCTCTAATGTCAACTGACAGATTCACTGAGCAACAGTTCATCGGTGATGGTAATGCAATCAAGACTGGTAGAATTGGTATGATTTATGGTATCCCTGTATATATGTCAACTCAAGTTGGTACAGGTGCTACTGAGAAAGCATTCCTATTCCATAAGGATTCTACAGTACTTGCTACACAGCAATCAGTTCGTACACAAACTCAGTACAAGCAAGAGAAACTTGCTGACCTATTCACTGCAGATACTGTGTATGGTACTAAGGTCACTAGACCAGGTTCAATTCAAGAATTATCTTCTTAATTTAACCACAGAGGTCCTCCTAACGGGGGACTTCTCTATTAAGTTAAGCGGAGAGAAATATGGCAAAATTAAGCAAAAAGAAAAGAC